GGCTCGGCGGCCGAGCAACAGGTCCCCGAACGTCGCGACATGCGCGCCTTTGTGTGCCGCCAGTTCAAGAAACAGGACGTTCTCTGGGCTTCTGAGATTCAGGGCATCCGTGACTTCGGCTCGGAAAGTGCGACCCAGCAGGTGCAAAGCGAGGTCGCCCGAAAGCTTGGCCGTTTGCGTCAGGATGCGGAGGCGACATTCGAATATCACCTGCTGAACGGCATTCAGGGCATTGTGAAGGATCCCAAGGACAGCGCCACGGTGATCAACTACTTCACCGAGTTTGGTATCACGCCCGCCACCGAGATCGATTTCGATCTCGACAATGCGACACCCGGCTCCGGGGCGCTGCGCAAACGCTGTCAGGCGCTGATCGAAAGCGTGGAAGACAGCATGGGCGGGCTCGCCGCCGGGGCCGTGCAGGTTCGCGCCGAATGCGGGTCGGCCTTCTTCGCTGATCTCATTGCCCACAAGGAGGTGCGCGAGACCTATCTCAACACCGCCGCTGCCGCCGATCTGCGCGGCCGGGTCGCTGATGAGGTCAGCTTTGGCGGTATCAGCTTCCGCCGCTACCGAGGGGGGGCGGGTTTCGGCGTGCCAACCGACAAGGCATTCTTCTATCCCGAAGGTGTGGAGGGCCTCTTCGAGATCTATCACGCCCCGGCTGACACGTTCGAGACGGTGAACACGCTCGGCTTGCCGCTCTACGCGCGTACGATCCCCGATCGGGACCGTGACGAATGGGTCCGGCTTGAGATCGAAAGCAATCCTCTGCCGATCTGCACCCGGCCGCAGGTTCTGCGCTCAGCACGGCGGACGTAATGTCTGCCTTTGCGGCCGCCGTCGACTTGCTCTTCGCCGACCCGAACATCGGGCGAGAGGCGGTCTACACCTCCGACGGCGGCGCGCCCATGCTGGTGCGCGTCGTCTCGCGGCAAGCTGATGCGATCACCGACTTCGGCGATGCCCGGCTCTGGTCGAAAACGACCCGGGTAGATCTGCGCGCCGCGGAGATCACGGCACCGCATCCGGGCGACCGCATCGAGATCGACGGCGAGGCGTTCCTCATTCAGGGCGAGCCCGTCCGTGATCGCGAGCGGCTGGTCTGGACCGTGGACCTGAGGCCCGCGTGAAACTGAAATTCGACATCGATCCCGACATCGTCGCGATGATGGCAGCAGAGGTCGCGGCGGGCGAACGCGCGGTGACAGCGGCTATGCGCGAGGCCGGGACCGGGCTAAAGACTGCTTGGCGCACGCAAATTACTGGCGCGGGACTAGGGCGACGGCTTGCCAACTCGATCCGTAACCAGAACTTCCCGAGGTCGGGCGAGAGCCTGGATGCCGCTGCGCTGGTCTGGTCCAAGGCCCCGGCGATCATTGGCGCTCATGATACCGGCCCGCTGATCCGATCGAAGGATGGGTTCTGGCTGGCGATCCCATTGCCCGCGGCGGGCAAATCCACCCGTGGTGGCCGAATCACGCCCGGCGAATGGGAACGGCGACGCGGGCTGCGCCTGCGGTTTGTCTATCGCAGGACGGGTCCGAGCCTGCTGGTGGCGGAGGGTCGGCTGAACACCAAGGGCCAAGCGGTAGTGTCGCGCTCGAAGACCGGCCGCGGGAAAGTTACCGCGCCGATCTTCCTCCTGGTCCCACAGGTAAAGCTGCCGAAGCGACTGAACCTCGACCGCGACGCCGAGAGAGCGCTCGACAGCGTGCCGGGGCTGATCGTCGCGAAATGGGTCGAACAATAAATTGGATAGCCCTCTTCGAGCGGAAATACCCTACAAGTGGGTGAACGAAAAATCGTTTGTGGATTACTTCTGAATGAGCATCTAAACAATGACACCGTTCTGCTCAAAATGACGCTTCAAGTTGTAAATTCTCTCTACGTAGATAATAAATTGACCAAGATTAGCCAGTATGACGCCCTTGTCCAAATCTGGGATTATCTGAGGATGCCCAACCGCATTCCGTGTATGGCGATAAAAATTGAATGCTCCATCAAGGAGCTGAGTAAGGTCTTGAGCGAGAATTTGATCGACAGGTTTGCTCTTGCAGCCGTTGTAGGACGCCTTGAATTCGTCGTACTTCTTAGAGATCATCCTTTGATTTACACGCGAAAAGAAACTGTTTCTATTCCCTTCGTCGATGATTGAATTCCCGTATGCTTCAATAAGGAGAAGAATAGCTTTTTCGCTAGCAGCCCCAAGCATAAAAGCAGATCCAGCGGGGCTGTCGGCTTTATAACACCTCAGCGCTTCTTGGAAGAACCACAAGACGACATCGTCGCAGTCTGGAACACGTTCCCGGAGAGTTTGTGGGAACTTTTCGATTTCAGCTGGAAGAAGCGCAACAGGCCCACCTGAACCCTTTTCAATGCTTTCCTTAAGCTGTTCGAGCCAAACCTTTAAATCCGTTGCCTTGCCTTCGACGTGCAGTTTTCCTGTATTGTAGACGTTTATTGACGCTGCAAGAGCTCCAGATTTGACTGTGAACTTGTTAGCGTGTTGGATCTCTGCTTCTTGAAAATCTAACTTATGTGCGGCGAGCGCACTTCGTACCGTTTCACAGACTTTTTCATCGCCGCTGCTCATTAAAACCTCGTCCCAAACCAATTCTTTGGCGAGGGTAGAATGAGCGCAGCTTGTCGGCAACCCAAAGATGTAACTGCTAAGATTGAAAAGTATGCCCACCATCCGCGAAGCCATCCTCGCCGCGTTGCACGCTCGGCTCTCGGCGCTGCCCGCCACCGCTCTGCGCGGCGAGGTGCTGCCCGAGCGCGTGCCAGCTGAGGGCCTGTTGATACTGCGTGACGGCGAGCCGGGGGAGCCCGAGGTGACTTTGTCGCCCCTGCGCTACCACTACCAGCACCGCGCTGAGATCGAGGCGGTGGTCCAAGGCGCGGCGCGTGACGTTGCGTTCGATACCCTGACCACTAGCATCGGCACCGCAATCGCTGGCGACCGCACGCTGGGCGGCCTCTGCGACTGGGTCGAGGCGGAAGCACCGCGCCCGGTCGATCTGCCCGTTGAGGGTGCGGCCAGCCTGAAGGCGACCGTGATCCCGATGGTGCTGCATTATTCAACGGCCGATCCGCTCGGCTGACCCCGACAATTCAAGGAGATCACGATGGCACGAGCCCAAGGGGCGCGGGCGCTGATGGCGCTTGCGTTCGAAACAACCTATGGAACGCCGCCGGTGGGCGGTTTCACAAAGATGCCCTTCGCCAGCACGTCGCTGGGGGCAGAGCAGCCTCTGCTGAACTCCGAACTGCTCGGCTACGGCCGTGATCCGCTGGCACCGATCAAGGATGCGGTGACGGCCGATGGCGATGTGGCCGTGCCGCTCGATGCGGAAGCCTTCGGGTACTGGCTGAAGGCGGCCTTTGGCGACTCAATCACGACTGGCACCGGCCCCTGGACCCATGAATTCCAGTCCGGTGCCTGGACGCTGCCCAGCATGTCGATCGAGACCGGCATGCCCGAGATCCCGCGTTTTGCGATGTATTCAGGCTGTGTGCTCGACCAAATCAACTGGCAGATGCAGCGCTCGGGTCTGCTGACAGCGACCGCGCGGTTGGTGGCGCAGGGCGAGACCGTGGGCACAACGACAAGTGCGGGCACGCCTGCCGCCCTCGAATTGCAGCGCTTCGGTCATTTCAACGGCGCCATCACGCGCAACGGTTCGGCGCTCGGCAATGTGGTCTCTGCCGACATAACCTACGCCAACAACCTTGACCGGATCGAAACTATCCGCTCGGACGGCCGCATCGACGGTGCGGACCCGTCCATCGCCGCGCTGACCGGCTCCATCGAGGTGCGCTTCGCCGACCAGACGCTGGTGACACAGGCGATCAATGGCGATCCCTGCGAGCTTGAGTTCGCCTACGTGCTGCCCTCGGGCGAGAGCTTCATCTTCACCGTGCACGCCGTCTATCTGCCGCGCCCTCGGATCGAGATTTCTGGGCCGCAGGGCGTACAGGCGACCTTCGATTGGCAGGCCGCCCGCGACAGCGTCGTCGGCCGGATGTGCACCGCCACCCTCGTGAATGATGTGGAGATTTACTGATGCTGACGCTCGATCTGACGAATGCACCCCGCTGGCACGACCTCGCGCCGGGCGTCCGGCTGCAGCTGCGTCCACTAACCACGGCGCTGATGGTTGCAACGCGCAGCGATGCCGCAGTGGAGGCGGTCCCCGAGGAGGCGTCTGACGAGGAACGCGCCGTCGCCTTCGCCAAGGCGCTGGCGCGGCGTGCGGTCCTGGGTTGGGAGGGCATCGGTGATGCGGATGGCAACCCTATCGATCCGAGCCCCGACGCTGTGGACACGCTTCTCGACATTTGGCCGATCTTCGAGGCCTTCCAGCTGACCTACGTTTCCAAAGGCCTGCTGCTGGACCAGGAAAAAAACGTCTCCGCGCCCTTGCCGAATGGTCCTTCGGCGGGGGCGAGCGATACTGTGATGCGTGCGAATCGACGTGCGAAACCTGCCCGGCGCGGATGAACCGACCTAACACCTTCGAAGGCTGGCAGGTCTGGGATCTGGTGGGTCGCCTCGGCGGCCAGTTGCGCGTGCTGCCGGGCGCAGTGATCGGCTGGGATATGTCGGCGGTGCTCGCCCTCGGTGACGCACTTGGCATTCCGCCCTTGGCCATGGCCGAACTGCTGCCCGCCGTTGAGGCGGTGATGGTCGGAAAACTCAACGAACAGATGGATCATTCCAATGGCTGAAAAGCGCGTTTCTGTCCGCCTTGCTGCGGTCGGCGGCCGACAGGTGCGCGCCGAGCTGGAAGGTGTCGGCGAGGCCGGGGCGCGTGGTTTCGGCCGCCTTAGTCGAGAGATGGAAGCGGCCAACACCCGGCTTGCGGCTTTCTCGCGGCGCGTTCGGATAGCAGCAGCCGCAGCGGTTGCCGCCGCCGCTGCTGCAGGCGTCGCTATGGTCCGCTCGGGGCTGCAGACCGTCGATGCACAGGCGAAGCTGGCACAGTCGCTTGGCACGACGGTCGCTTCGATCCAGACGTTGGAACGTGCAGGCGAACTGGCGGGCGTTTCGATATCGGGCATCGAACAGGCGACAAAGGATCTGACGCGCCGCCTCAGCCAGGCGGCTGCTGGGAGTGGTCCCGCTGCCGACGCTCTGGAGCGACTGGGACTGTCTGCGAGCGACCTGATTGCACTGCCGCTGGATCAGCGGGTGGGCGCAATCAACGCGGCCATCGAAGAGTTTGTGCCGGTCGCCGAGCGCGCTGCTGTCGCCGGTCAGCTCTTTGGCGAAGAAGGCTCCATCGCGATGTCTCGTATCGATACCGCGACGCTGCGGCAGGCGACCGAGGACGTTCTTGCCTTCGGTGTGGTCGTGTCAGAGCAGGATGCCGACCAGATCGAACGCACCAATGATGCGATCTCGCGTCTTGGCCTCGTCTGGCGCGGGCTGTCGAACCAGTTAGCGGTTGCCGCAGCCCCCGCGCTTGAAGCGGTCGCGAATGCCATGGCGTCCGTGGCCAGTCGCACCGGGCCGCTCGGGATTGCAATCAGGGGGCTCTTCGACAACATCGGCCGTCTGACCACCTACGCCGGTACGTTCGCGGCCCTCCTGGCCGGGCGCTGGGTGGCCGGAATGGTAGCTGCGGCAATTTCCGTCCGCGGCCTGGCAACCGCGCTTGTCGTGATGCGTGGCGCATTGATCCGAACCGGGATCGGGGCACTCATCGTCGGTGCTGGTGAACTGATCTACCAGTTCGGCCAGCTTGTCTCCGGAGCAGGTGGTTTTGGGACCGCCATGGCACTGCTGGGCAACATCGTGAGCGAGGTCTGGGAGCGGATCAAGATGGGGGCTGGCAGTTTTGCAGCCTCTGCGATGGCCGCCTTTGCCGACGTGCAGGCGGCGTCAGCCACCGCGATGCAAGGCGCGCTCGAGGGGGTCGTCGGTTTTGCCAATGCGGCGGTGAACAGTTTTGAAGGGGCGTTCGAGGCGATCAAGGCTGTCTGGGGGCTTTTGCCTGCTGCCATAGGTGATCTCGCGTTTCAGGCGGCGAACAGTCTGATTGAAGGCGTCGAGGCGATGCTGAACGGCGTCGTCTCCCGGATCAATGGCTTCATTGGGGGCGTAAACGCCGGTCTTGAAGCGCTCGGCGTTGATCGGCGGATCGGGCTGATCGCCGATCTCGATCTTGGACAGCTTGAGAACCGCTTTGCGGGTGCTGCGACCCAGGCGGCCAATGCGGCGCAAGATGCTTTTGCCGGTGCGTTCGCGGACAACCCGCTGGCCGTTCCGGATCTGGGACTTGCAGAAGCAGCCAGTGACGCAGTCGCCTCAGCAGAGGCTTGGAGGCAGACTGCCGCGACGCTAGCCGATGGCGCCCTACAGCCGCTCGAAGCGATGGAGGCTTTACGCATGGCGATGCGTGCGGCCGGAACCGAAGCCGAGACCTCCCTAGACGGAGCCACGGCAGCTGCGGATCGTTTCGACGCTGCTTTGGCCGAAGATGAAACCGGTGGTCCGGCAGCCACGCTCGATGAAACAGCGGCTGCGGCTGGTCGTGCAGGAGGGGCACTGCAAAGCGCCGCTGATGTCGCGCGCCAGTCCTGGGACGCGGCCCGTGCTGCGGTTGAGCGCACGCAAGAGATCGCGCGGGGTTTGGCCGATGACATCACCGGGCCGATCAAGGAGGCGCTGAAGTCGGGCGAACTCAGCTGGCAAACCTTCGCGAGCGCAATATCCGGGATCGCGCAAAAC